GCCGCGCTGTGCGACTCGCCAGAGGCTTTTCACATCGCCCATGCGGGAAACTACCGCGCAGCAAAGGAAGGCGCGATTACGGCGGCGAAGAATGACGGCGTTTTGCCAAATTGGATTTTATGAAAACTGCTTTATATCTTGTTGCTGAGTTTCCCGATGGCGCAATATGGGAAGCTAAAATTCCGAATAAATGGATAGAAGAAGAGGCAAAAGACAATCGAAACTACCGAGGCGAAGGCGGGTCAAGTTTGCCGGAGTCGTCGCGGGCGATTATCAATCAGAGCGATTTGATTAAAAAAGGAGAGCAGGAACATTACATCGAAGCCTTTACGTGCGGACAATCCCTAAACGATTTCAGATGGAAAACAGCAAGGCATCCAAATCGTCGCAAAACATTTGCGCTATATTCAATTTTGTGGACAAACAATAACGACCTAGAATCAATAGATCCGAAGCTGAAAATAGTCGCTAGATGAAAACCACTCAATTCAAAATCGGCGACACGGCTTACATCCACGAAGGCAAGCTGTGTTTTTACAAAGACATTCCAAGCGGGAGCGAAGTCGTGATTTACGGCGTGCAAACGGAAAGCGGAATCAAAAAGCACGCCGTTGAGTGCGGGATTAAGCCATGAAAACCAAAACATCATACATCTGTGAACATTGTTTGCGTTCCTTCGACCTTCCGTGCGAACATCATGAGGCTAAGTGCCTGAGTGAAAAAACTTCGGCAATCCGCGCAGAGCGATTATTTAATATACTGCTAGGCGAGACAACCAACGATCCAATCGGCGCTGAGATTAACGGCGTCATGTTCCTGTTAGGGACACACCTCACCAAAAGAAGCATTAAGTCTTTTTCCAGCGCAACGAAACTGGTGTCTGTCGCTGGCAATCCATGCCAAAAAGACGCGCAGCTTATCAAGAGGGCAAATGAGATTCTTTCCGAGCGAATCTGAAAAATGGATACTCTAGCCTTCGCCCGCAAGCATAATCCATGAAGATTAGATACTACACAAATCCAACTACAAAAAAGCGCGAGATTTGGATCTATAAAGACAACGAAAGGGAGTTGCGGAGACTGCACCCATTTGGTGACGATCTTTGTTTCCGCGCCTTCGCGTTTCTTTTGCGGAACGGCATACACTCAAAAGAGGACGCAATGATTGCGATGAATGAAAAAAGATGGATGCCAGCAAGCGGGCACCGTGGATACGGGAAAAAAACACATAATGACTTAAAAAGCTGGCTGGTAATTGAATCACTATCAAATTGCAGAGATAAATGCCCGCATTGCGGAAAGTTTACCAGATGACAACGCTCGACTTCGCCAAAAAGCATATCGTTTTTAACAAGTCCTCGCCGATCACGGGGCCGTTTCGTGATGAGTTTTATCCGTTCCTGAGAAAGCCGCTTATGGCGTCGGATGACATCACTTGTAAGCGGCTCGTCATTTACAAGGCATCTTCGTGCATGGGCACGGTCACGGGGCAAATCATAAACACCAAGCGCATCGTGTGCGATGTAGGCGATCAAAAGATGGTATGCCAGAGCGACGACGATGCCGCGCTTTGGGCAAAGACACGCGGCAAAGAGTGGGTGCGGGCGAACAAGGATGCGATGCGGCTTGTGTCGCGTGACAAATACGCAATCACCAACGACTTGATGATTTTTCGCCACAAATTTCTGGAAATCTCAGGGCCGGGGATTACCTCGGCGCAGTCGGTGCAAGTCCGTTATTTACAAACGGACGAATCGCACTTGGAAGCATTTCCAGACGGGCGGCTAATCGAGTTTGAAAAGCGCATGGGCGGAAGATGGGACAGGCAAGGCACGCACATCACAACCGCGCCGGACGAAGGCCGCGAAGTGGACACGTTCTTTCTAGCGGGACAACAAGACGAGTGGCATTTTCGCTGCCCAAAATGCGCGGAACTATTTTGCCCGCTTTGGGCGGAAGATGCTAAGGACAAATACGGCGCGGAGGTGTTCGTGATTAACGGCGACTCGATTTCCTGCGTTTGCCCGCATTGCCACGAATCATTTCAAGACACCGCCCGCGAGCGTTACGCGCTTGTGAAGGATGGCGACTATGTTGCGCAGAATCCGACAGCATCGCCGGAAACGCGCTCCTTCCGCTGGTCAGTGTTCGCCGCCCATTGGATTTCATGGCGGGAAATGCTGATTGAATCGCAAGCGGCAATGGAAGCGGCGAAGCTCGGAAACTTAAAGCCGCTGGAAGATTTCCATAAAAAGCGACTGTGCAAATCTTGGAAGCCGTTCTTGCCGAATTTCGGCGGAGATAAAGGCGTGAACGATTACAAGCTCGGCGACCCGTGGAAAGACGGCGAAGAAACACGGCGATTCATCGGCGCGGATTTTCAGGCGGGAAGCGGCAGCGAGGGCGCGCACATTCACGCGCTTTGCGTGGAATACGACAGGCAGGGCAACTCTCGCCGTATAGATTACCGGCGACTTGATACGTTCGCGCAGCTTCACGAAATGGCGGTGACGTTAAACGTGCAGGAAGCAAAAACAGACGGCGCGATTAACGGCAAAGATTCATTTGTTATCGTGGACTCAGGCCATGAAAACCGCCTTGTTTATCGTGAGTGCTCGAAATATGGATGGTATGCGTATAGAGGAAGCGACTTGGAGCAATACCACACAATGATGCAAGGCGGGCGGCAAATTAATTTTGCCATGCCATATTCAATTCCAAAGCCGGAAAGCGGCATCGTCGGCGAAAAGCAGCCGGACAGACTGCGCGGGATTAGCAAGGGCGCTCTGCCGGAGGGATGGGCGTTTGTTATCGTCGGAGACAATAACACGCTCTACGGCTATTTGTCCGCGCTCATTGGCGGCTCTAGCGGACGCTACTTCGGCATTGCGTCCGATATGCCGGAGATTTACGTCGCCAATATGCCCGCTTTTATCGCTATCACAGAGACCGACAAAAAGACGAACAAGCCGAAGCCTATCGCATGGCGTAAAGTGAGAAAGGATCACCTATGGGATTGCGAAATTCAATCCTTAGCACTTGCGATGAAACATGGATGCTTTCCGCTTGCTATATCTAATCAATAGCCGTAAAAGACAGCACAGACGGGCAACAGTAAATAGGCGGTTCAAGTGTTTCACTAGTTATTTTCATCACTGGAGCCGTAACCAAATAAAAGCGCGCTCACCGTCACATTTTTATGCTTGCTTATTGCAAGCGGTTTGCTTTATATGGTTGGCGATGCCGTCCCCAGCATACCTACTTCGTGACCTTTTTACCGTTGATGAACTCAAGGCGGCGATCAAGGACTTAATGACGAACGGGCGATTTACAAGCCTAAGCGGAGGCGCGAAATCTAGCGGCATTGAATATATGCCATTTGACCAACAGATGATTGAGCTTCGCGCAGAGTTAAACAGACTACAAGGCACGACTCCTCCGCAGAAAGTAGAGCAGAGACTTTACCCCTATGACACCAACGTTGCCTAATCCGAAGCCGTCGCTTTTCGGCGCAATTAAGAACATCGGGCAGGGCATTTACCGCAGGACGGCGCAGTTCGCGGGCTATGGAGCGGCAACGCCTACAGCGACAACAACCCAAGGCTCACGCATCGGCACAAATCCAAACTCCACATACGCAAGCGTGCAGCGAGTCGGTATGCAGTTCACCGCCGAAATGGTGGCGAAAAACTCAGCCATTGGCGCGGCATACTTGGCGCAGCGCGTCAATTATTGCTCTAGCTCGATTGACTACGTTCCGCACACGGGAGACACGGGACTTGATAGGGAGATCAAGCAATACCTACAAGGCGCGGACGGCGTTGGCGGATACTTCTCCACGATGGGCGTTGATTGTTCGATGCAAGACGCATTTTCGCGCACCGCTGACATTGAAACTCCCGTGCGCGGTGATGCTGGTTTGATTTTCTGGCGCGACGCAATGGGCGACCTGCGGTTGATAGAGTTTTCCGCAGACCAACTAGGCGAGGTGTATCAGTTCACCATGCCGCGCCCGTGTTCGCTTTCGCGTGACGCTGTGGGGCAGCTTTACGAGTCATCCGGCAGCGATTGTATTTATTTTGCGGGCCGATACTTTCGCGGGGCGGATTGTATTGCGTATCGAATTTACGAACGCACTAACGCATGGTATGGAAACCCGCAAATCTATGACGCGAATGACGTAATTTATTTTCGCGATCCGGCGAGCTTTCGCGGAGTGCGCGGCGTGACTAAATTCGCAAACGCTTTACAGCATATGCAAAAGGGCGAGGATATGCTACAAGCCGCACTCAGCTCGGCACAGCGGCAGGCGCGCACGGCTGGCAGGGTGTTCAATAACAGCGGCGGGCCTGCCGATGGTTATGGCTCAGAAGTAATGACGGGCGATCCGGCGCTTGGCGGAAATACGATTAAGTATTTTGAGCGCGAGCCGGGCGGGCCAATGATTGAGTATTTCTACAACGGCGACAGTGCGGAGTTTGTGAATCCAACCGCTCCGGGGCCGGAGTTAATCGCGGGAGTGGAAACAAGCGACGAGCGCGTTGCAATTTCTTTGGGGCTAAATTACGCCTTTTTGATTTCAGCAACGAAAGTTGGCGGCGCTCCTTCGCGGCTAGAGATTGAAAAAGCGGACAAAGAAATCCAGCGAATCCAACGCACGATTCACCGCCCCCGCCTTAATACAATTCGTGACCGCGTTTTGATGGATGCGCTCCATCGCGGAATCATTCGCAAGCCTTTCGGGATGCCACGCGAGCAGTTCCTTCGCGGGAATTGGCAGCTTCCGATCTCCCCTAGCGTTGATGCGTTCTACGATGCCAAAGAAAACATTTCGATGGTGCGCGCAGGAATGGAAGCCGCGCAGGATGTGATTGCGGAGACAAATCGAAATTGGGAAGATGTTCTCGAAAAAAATGCGCAATGGGCAATGAAATGCTCTATGGTTCGGCAGGACGCAAACAAGCAACTAATTGCGGCGGGATACAAGCCGGACATTACTGCCGCAGACATTGCGCAAAATAGCGACAACCCGCAGCAATCGGCGGCGGCGGAAAACATTGAACAAGGCAAGCCAGCGGCGGGCGGTTCACAGCCTCAAGCGACCGCACAATAATTTATGATAACTCCCGCAGTTCTCCCCTCTGAAATCGTATCACTTTTAATCCCGCGCCTATCGGATGAATTTAAGGCGTTTTACTTTTACCGCGATGCGTCTAATTGGTGCGCGAATGTCGGCTTTTTGAAAGCGGCTGAATACTTCGCCAAAGAAAGCGCGGACGAATTAGAGCACGCGAAGAAAATCGAATCCTATTTGACTGACTGGAATGTGACGCCAACGCTTCCGCCGATTGCATCGCCAGCTAGTCAATTTGCAAAACTTAGCGACGTTATAGATGCGGCGTATCAAATTGAATACGCGCTTTATGGTGCGTATGTAGCAACCAGCCAAGCGGCTTTTGCGAGCGACCTTTGCACGTTTGATTTCCTGACTCAATTCCGCAAAATACAAGTTGAGAGCGTCGCGCAATATAGTGACTTACTTAATAGGCTAACTGGCGTAAATGTGGAAAGTAAGTTTGAAATGTTGGCACTAGAGGAAACGCTTTTCGCCTAGGTGATTTCTCATATCTGCGAAAGTATTTTTGCACAAATGAGAAAAAAGCCTTGCAAGCCTAACCGATTTAATTTATAAGCGCACAAATGCAAATCGCTGTATTTAAGAGCCAGATCGGAAATCCGATTATTGACGAACGAAACGGAATCATCTCCGGCGTTCGCATTGCTACGCTTGGAGCAGTCAGCGAATCAAAAGAAGGACAAGGGCGCGGGCTTGTGATGGATAACGAAGCAATCACAGCGCTTTTTAACCTAGCTAAAGAAAAAGGCGACAAGGTTCCTGCGTTTTTTACGCATGATTGGTTTGATTCAGACGAGGACGGATTAAATCACGACGCCGGTGTTTATCGCAACTTTCGGCGCGATGAAACGGGAAACCTAATCGCGGACTTCAACGCGTTTGATACGCCTCGCAAGGCTGGCATTTTCAGCCGCGCAAAGACCGATCCAGACGGCATTGCTACATCTCCGCTCTTTCATTACAATTTCCGCGACGGCGACAAAAACCGTTGCACCCCTACAGAGTTTGTCAGTTGCGACTTCGTAAAACGGGGCGCGATTAACAAGGCTCTTTTTTCACAAAACCAACCCCAAAACATGACCATTGACGAACTATTGGCGATGCTTGCTGACCCAGCCGTAAAAACCGCGCTGCAATCAATCATTGACTCACATGACGACGGCAAACAAGGCGAAGGAGACGACGCCGCGCTTGCTGAATACGAAGCCGCATCCGGCGTAACCGACGAAGATAAAAAGCCAGAGGACGACACGAAGCCCGCAATCATGCGCGCTCACGTTCGCGTTGCTCGCGCTATTAAGCGTCAAACCGCGTCCCTTAAAGCAGACAAAACCGCAATCCTCGCGGAAGCCAAAGTTCAGGCGGAAGCCGCGCAGACCGCTATCCTTGGGCGCGGGCCTTTGCTTAAGCAGGGCATCGTCACTCCCGACGCCGCTAATGACCCGGAGGCTTTCATCGCTTCGCAAATCGCGGAAGGCAAAGCTAAAAATCGCGGGCAAGCTATCGCTCTCATGGGTCGGCAGAAACCCGAACTCTATCAACTCCACACCTCTCGTTAATCCCCTAACCACATACTAACATGGCAGACCTAGCAACAAACATCGGGGTAGTCCCCCAAACCATTCTCGCTTCTACAAGCGCGATCAATCGCGGTCTCCGCACTACGCTTGCCAGCGACGGCACAGTCAGCGTCGCAGCAATCAGCGTTCGCGGCGACTATATCACCGTCAATGACGTAGCCGCCTCTGGCTACGGAACAGGACACGCTTGCGGCACGGGCGCAAAAATCAGCGCACTTGCCAGCGAAGCCGTAGCCGTGGGCGATCTCGCCTACTCAGCCGCTTCCGGCAAGTTTAGCAAAACCTCCACAAACGCGGTGCTCATGGGCCGTTGGGTGCAAGCCGCATCTGGCGATGGTGTCCTCGGCGTCGTGCAACTCACAACCCTCGCCTAATTACTAACTAACATACCCCCATGCCAGCACAATCAAATCTCGCAGCACTTCCAAGGCAAGAACTAGCTCTTGCAGTTGTTGAAGGCGAAGGAGCAATCAAAGGCGCAATCGGTGAAAAGATTCTCGGCCCTCTGCCGATTAGCTACCGCAACGCGCACTACATCAAAGCAACCCTCGGCGGCTCTCTCGGCCTTCGTCACATCGGCGCGACAAAATACGTCCGCGCAATGGGCACGAAATACGAGCGCGCAACCGCAACGCTCACCGATGGCACTCTGACCGTCACGCCTCGCGGCTTGGAAATCAGCGTTCCCCGCGAAATGACACTCGACTACAAAAATGTATTCGACGCCCTCGCGTTCTTCTCTGGACGTTTCGGCACCGAAATCGGCGGACTGACTAAGGAGTATCTGATCGCTCAGACTATCTTTAGTTCTAGCGCCTACGTCCTCGGCAGCGCGACCAATAGCGGCGTTGCTTATACTGCCACTAATCGCGACAAAACCGATGGAACCGGCATGAATCCTATTCAGGACATTATTGCCTCCGCCCGTCGCGTTCGCGCAAACGGTGAAGTTGCTGACACTGTCACTATGAGCGGGCCAGTTTGGGAGCGCGTTTCTACGTGCTATCAGACCTTGCAGTTCGTTCGCGGTATCTTTGGCCCTATTGCCGATGTTACCCCGTCAAACTTCGCGGCGGCTCTCGGCGCTTACGGCATCAAGCAGGTGCTCGTTGGCGACAACTACATCAACACCGCAGCGGACGGCGCAACGCCAGTTCTTACGCAGGTGTGGAGCAATACCTACATGGTTGTCTGCAAAGCCGGAATGTCCTCGACTGGCTCAACTGAAGGATCCCTTGTTCCTTCGCTCACCGGCCTCGGCGCGAATGTGTTCTGGGAAGGATTTGACGGCACCGGCAACGGCACGCTGCAACCTGTCGAAAACAAATTCGACTTCCAAGGCGGCGGCGGTTACTACGTGGAGACCTATCCATCGTGGGAAACCGAGTCGGAAATCATCCGAGTCAAGATGAGCCACAACCCGACGATCACGAACAATCGCGCGGGCGACATTATCGCTACACAGTATAGCTAACAATTCCCCCTCCAGCCCCCAGCAAGACCCCGCTTAGAAATAGGCGGGGTTTTTGCTTGCTAAACATCGCTTGCATTGTTAGCTATTCGCTCACCTATGGCAAAACCAAAAGATCAAACACAAAGCATTGAGCAACCCGCGCCACTTCCGCCAGTTGCGCCTAGTCCTATTCCGCAAGTTGAAGTTCTCCCGCCTCCATTGCTGGCGGAGGAAGATTACTTGACCGATGATATGTTCACGGGCGGCACTTGGAATGATCGAAAATCAAAGCAGCCTTTCGCGCTCTGTATTCACAAGGCAGACGTTTATGAACGCACGCACACTCTGAAAAACTCGGCTCATTTCTGGCAGGGGACAGAGGAGCAGTTCATCATGAAATTCGAGAAGCCTTAATGAGCAAAGCCTCATTATTCCTGCCCGTTATTGACAACGGCATGGGCTTGTCGCGGACTTCGTGGGCAGTGTGCATGATGGCACTTTGCGCGTCGCCAATCTTTCGAGATCGGCGCGTTGAAATACAGCCTTTCAGCTACCCCTATCCAGACGGCGCGATGAACGCAGTCACGGCGGATTTCATGCGCAGCGGATGCGATGAATTGCTAATCATAGACACGGACGTTGTATTTAAGCCGCTCGACATTGAATGGCTTTTGTCGCATGAAGTTGAAGTTGTTGCGGGATTGTATCCAAAGAAGAAAATCGGACTAGAGTTCCCGTGCCAGCAACTAGAGGGCTTTGATTTCTCGAAAGATCCGTTTGCAAATCCGTTGCTTCCCGTGAAGCGAGTTGCGCGGGGCTTCATGCGAATCAAGCGCGGAGTGTTCACGAAGCTCGCGCAATGCACGGAGACTTATGACGACGTAGAGACGGGCGAGAAGTGCTTTGATTTCTGGCGCAAACTGGCAGGCGGGCACAGCGAGGACTTTTACTTTTGCGACACATGGCGCGCAATCGGAGGCGTTGTGTATATTGACCAAAGAATTTGCACTCAGCACGAAGGGCACGCGCTTTATCCAATCGCGGGCACTTATTAGCTATTGACAACCGCTTGCGTTTAAAGTATAGCAATCAAGACATTTCAACCCCCTAACACTCCCCCTATATGGCAGACCTATCAATCACAGCGGCAAGCGTCCTTCAATCTTCCGGCACCTCCGTTTCATCGGGCGTTGCCTCAACAGCAATCACACGCGGGCAATACGTCTATGTGCTTGCAAACGGCAAAATCGGACTAGCTGACAGCAACGGCACTACTCCCGCAAACAGCATTGCAGGATGCTCTATTGCGGACGTATCAACGGATCAAACCTGTTTCTATGTGGCGAGCGATTCCAGCTT